GAAGCGCAGCAGGAAATATCAAATCACGACTGAGGATGTGCGCGTTGTACGCAGAAGCAAATGCCAATGGGTATTTGGTATGTGGCACGACCAACCTTACCGAACTCACGACCGGGTACTACACGAAGTACGGCGACGGCGGTGTCGATATCGAACCGCTTGCTGGTTTGCTGAAACGCGAAGTCCGTGCGATTGCCTCGGCCTTGGGGGTGTCAGAGAGGATCATTAATAAGCGCCCCAGCGCCGGGCTGTACCAAGGACAGTTCGACGAGGACGAGCTTGGCTATCCCTACGAGGCTCTCGATGACGCGACGAGTTCGCTGGTATTGGGAACGAATTTCAAAGTTCCCCCTGTCGCACGAGATGATGTGAACTCACGGATGGCCGCAACTGAGCACAAACGGAGAATGCCTCCTCACGCGATGGGGTGCGTCGTACGTCGATAGGAGAGAGCAGTGAAGGCACTCATTGTCGTAGACGTGCAGAACGATTTCATGCCGGGTGGCAGCCTCGCTGTCCCTGACGGCGACAAGATCATCCCGGTCGTCAATGATCTGGTGGAAAGATTCGACGACAATAACTGGCCAGTCTTCTACACGCGCGATTCCCATCCCGCAGACCATGGGAGCTTCGCGTCGGTTCAAGGCGAGTTACCTTTCACGGCGGGCGTGCTTAACGGCACCTTCCAGATGTTCTGGCCGGACCACTGCGTCGTCGGGACGAAAGGTCACAAGATACACAAAGACATCAAATGGCCCGTACGGGACCGGAAAGGTGTCATCATCGACAAAGGGGCGGATCCGAGGTACGATAGCTACTCTGGGTTCGCCGACGCTGGAGGGCAAGCAACAGGGTTGCTCATGGCGTTGGGGCGCTCAGGCGTCCCTTGCAAGGACTCCGACGCACGAAAGCTCTTCCCGTTGGTCATCTGTGGGCTGGCGACCGACTACTGCGTCAAAGCAACGGCGCTTGACGCCTTTAAGCTTGGTTTCGAGGTCCATGTGGTACTGGATGCATGTCGTGGCGTCGCCTGTGAGAGCACGGTAAAGGCGATCTACGAGATGGTGCATGCCGGAGTCAAGATGGACACGCAGTGGAGCGCCGTGCTGTGACTGGCCCGAGCTTACTCGATACTGATCTCTACAAGCTCACGATGGGGCAGGCTGTTCTCAAGAAGTTCCCGAACGCACGGGCCAAGTACATATTCGTCAACAGGGGAAGTCAGGAGCATCCGATCACCGGTAACCTGATCGATAGGATCAAGGAAGGTGTGCTAAATTACGGCAGAGCGCAGCTGACGGACGATGAGGATCTCTTCCTCCGTGAGACGTGTCCGTACCTGGACCGCTGGTATATCGATTGGCTTCGCCAATTCCAGCTCAACACACGTCACGTCAAGATCACCACCGACGACTACGGGCAGATGAAGCTCACGATCGAAGGTTCCTGGGCAGAGACGATCTACTGGGAAGTCCCACTTCTCGCGATCATAACCGATCATATCATGGCGGCCAACGTCGTGCGTCCTGACGTTGTTCGACAGAGCAATCAAGCGAGGGACAAGGCGATCAGGCTGGAAGCCAGTGGTTGCAAATTTGCCGATTTCGGAACTCGGCGAAGGTATTCGTACCCATTGCAGCAGTTGGTGGTCCGGTCGGTGAAATTGTCCCCGGCATTCATCGGTACGAGCAACGTGCACTTCGCGATGAAGTACAAGCTCAAGCCGATCGGTACCATGGCGCACGAGTGGGTCCAGGGAGTGTCGGCGCTGGTCGGACTACGTTACGCCAATCGATTCGCCATGGAGGCATGGAACGACGTGTACAACGGCGATCTCGGGATCGCGCTGACCGACACGTTCGGAAGCAACGCATTCTTCCGGGACTTCGATGGCAGGCTGGCCCGGATGTTCGACGGCGTTCGTCATGATTCCGGCAACCCGTTTTCTTTCGCGGATCAGGCGATCTATCATTACGAACGCTTGCGTATCGATCCGAAATCGAAAACCATCGTCTTCAGCGATTCCCTGGATGTCGACAAGTGCGTCGAATTGCAGAAGGCTTTCGGGGATAAGATCAAGCTATCCTTCGGAATCGGGACGCATCTGACTAACGATGTTCCCGGCACGACACCGACCAATATCGTCATAAAGCTCGTCGGCATTGACGGTATCCCGGTCGTCAAGCTGTCGGACGACATGAGAAAGGCAATTGGTGATCCGAAGGCCCTCGATGTAGCGCTCTGGACATTCGGATTGGAATAACCGAGCATGGTGTTCAACGGCAGCACGCCTCCTTGCCGAGGAGGAAGTCCGGGTTCGAATCCCGGTGTTCGGTCCAGCCTTACGGTCCTCCTGCTCAACTGGAGGCGGCCGCAGAACGTACTGAAAGTCATCGAAGGCTGGCGTGCTCAAACGGTCCGGACCCAAATCTTCTTATGGGACAATGGAGACCTCGAACGGGACCTCGGTAAAGGTTTCCCGGCGGTCGATCTCTACGTCAAGTCTTCGGATAACCTTGTGTGCTATCCGAGATGGCTGCTCGGCACGTTCGCCAAAACGAAGTTCATCTGCACAAACGATGACGACATCATGGTGTCGGACGCCACGCTCGCCGAGAGCATCATCGAAGAATTGGAGCACAAGCCCAACGACGTGATCATAGGTCCGGCGGGCATGCGGCTCAATAACGGCAAGTACAATCTCACTCAGTACTGGGCCGACGACGCGACCGTGGACGTGATCAAGGGAAGGATGATGTGCCTGCACACATCCTTCCTTGATCACGTGTTCCTTCGCCCAGGCCCCCCTGAGATCGTGGCCTCCACGGAGGACATATATATCTCCAGCTTTTCCGACACGAAGTACGTACCATCATTCTTCAACGGCAAACTGAGTGAGCTTCCTGCCGGTAAGTGCGGGCTCAACGAATCACCGGACCATCTGAAGCGCCGTCAACGTGCGGTTGACTGCTTCTTCGGGAGGCCCCAACATAAGCGGCCGCTCGAACTACTGTAAGTCAACGGGCCGGTAGCTCAGAACAAGGGGCGAGCGCCAGTACGACATACTGGAGGACGCGGGTTCGAATCCCGCCCGGCCCATTTTTGGAGATCTTATGGCGCATAATGAAGACTTTGAACTGCCAGACAGAAACGCGCGCCCGAACTGGGAGAAAATGAAAGACGACGTGTGCGACGCGATCGACAGGCTGGTCGAGCTTTGGGACGATGCGGCGGAATCTGACGAGAGCTACGCGAAGTTCGTACAGGAACATTTCGCTTCGACGGCTGGGGCTCTTGCGTTCTTCTGCTACTACGTCAACAGCATTGGCGGCATCGAACCGCCGTCGCATATGGTGAACTAGATTTTTCGACGCGTGGAAAAATCATGAGATCAAAAGAGCGTATCGACGTGGTCTTGTCAAAGATCCGCGAGATCTGGACGAGATATCCAGACCTGCGACTCATGCAGTTGCTGCTCAACTGTTTCGACATGGACGCGTACTATGTCGAAGAGCCTGCGCTGCTTAAGTCGTTGGAGACAACGTACCCCCGTAGTGAAATGGATATCACGCGAGGCTTCGATCCTCGTATTGCGGGTTCAAGTCCTGCCGGGGGTGCCAGCATACAACGGGATATCGATGTCATACGCGATGCCCTATTGCTCGTCGGGTACGATGTCCCCAAGGATATCATTTCTACATGGACGCCCGAGAAACGACAGCATGCTGAGGATTGGGCAATGGCGCAGCATCTAAGTGCGAGCGACAACGAAAACGAAGTACCACAGCGTCCTGATTGGCTCGACGGTTACGAGGAAGATGATGATCTCGTCTTTCCAGATTGAGTGCCCCCGTAGCCAAATGGATAAGGCAGCCGGCTTCTATCCGGCCAATTGAGGGTTCGAATCCTTCCGGGGGTGCCAGTGCGAAATAGGAAGGCAGTCGATGGATCCATACGGCATTGACGAGTTTATAAAATGGCAGAACGCCCAGTGGCGGAAGTTCAAGCGCGGCTGCTTTGCCGTTCTTGGGCTTGCCGTGCTAGTAGGGGCAATAGCAGGAGCCTTGATTTACGCAATAGCAGGATGATCGTCTGGGAGCCGGCGTAGCTCAGGGGCAGAGCACTCCCTTGGTAAGGGCGTGGCCGTGGGTTCGAATCCCACCGTCGGCTCCATGAAAGAGTAAAATGCCTGACGACCGTGGACATAACAAACTCAATGTCATATTCATCATAGGTGCAGCGCCGATAGCCATCTACTACTTCGGCGTCGTGGCATTAGCCGGCATTGCAGCGTTCATGTTCGCGGGAACGGCTTTCAACCCGGATCTCGATCTTGAATCGGATCCGTACAACCACTGGTGGTTCTTGAAATGGTACTGGTATCTGTATCAGTACTTGATACCTCATCGTGGGTGGATAAGCCACAGCCCAATCATTGGTACGCTGGTGCGACTTATTTACCTCAGCCCGGTCGTGGCGGTAATTCTCTCCGCGCTCGTAATAACGGAATTGACATCCATCGAGAAGATCACGGAGTGGTACGTGGTGAATAAGAAATTTCTCATCTCGGCGGCAGCTGGGTTGGAGGCGAGTTCGCTGCTCCATATCATCGCCGATAAGATCTCGACGTGGTTCAAGCGGACATTCTAGCCTTTGGGTTCTTCGAACTTGTCTTTGTGCCCTTTGAAGAATATATAGTAGCAGGCGAGTACACCTATGATATAGGCGAGACTAGGGAATCTCTTCAGGATGTTCATGCGAACCCAGTTAATCGCGCTCCCTATCGCCCCGCCGAGCTGTTCATTGACATCGAGTCCCACGACAACCACGGAAATGAAGAGCATGGTCCACCATGCGGTGCGGTTCCAGTGCGGACGCACCAACTTCCACGCGGCGCGTGAGTGTTCACGTAAGCCTTTCGACGGTCGGCCTCCTGCCGCTATCGAGATCCTATCCATGGCTTTCGTGAGTCCCTCCTCGTCTTTGCCGCGTAGTTTGGTGTCTACCATAGCTGTACCTCCTACCCATCATCAATATACGCGCCTCTTTCGGTGCGTGCCAAAGGAAATGTATGACCGAGTCTCGCATCCAAGCTGATCCGGACACGCAGCATATCTGCCGGGATTGCGGCAATGTGTGCAGCGGTGGTGAGCTGGACCAGATAATGGCTCTAGAGGAACGCCTTTGCGCCGGCGACGATACGCCGTCTGGTCAGTGCACGTTGTGCGGCGCGTTGACGTACGCTCTACGCCCGGGGGAAACACCTGAGATTTTCCAAATGCCCGTGCTTAAGTTGAGCAGTGTAGAGGTACAAAGGGCGCTACTGGCCCACACGAAGTATCATGGCGTCAACGCGGTCGAGGCTGCATATAAGATGCTGTCCGAGGAGGTAGGCGAACTGCTCGTTGCGATGAATCACCATCGACGGGGCCGGGCGGACGAGATGAAAGTATGCGAGGAGATTGCGGACGTGCTTCTGCTTCTTCGCATGCTCGCATACCTCTTTTCCAAGGAAATGCAGATCGAAGACATAATGGACGATAAGGCCAGGCGCGTCGGAGATCGATTCCTCGGTCTGGAGCGAATTTCTCATCAAGCACATCAGTCGCCGTCGCGCGATGAACTCGCGGAGATGCTACGCAACTCGTTTCACGAACTCATAGTCGAGGCTGACGAGTGGCGCCCGTTGGCAGAGCACGTACTTTATATGATCAGGAAATCGGGGCCGGGATAGCTCAGCGGTAGAGCCTCCGATCCGTAATCGGAAGACGCGGGTTCGATCCCCGCTCTCGGCTCCAAAAGGAGAATGATCGAGATGGACATGCCATCTGATCCGGATACGGGCTTCATCGCCGTAGCCGCTTTGCGGTATTCGATGGGTCGACAAACATATGCATGTGGGCTCGTCGCTGCGTGGCTGAAGCGATACTGGGATACGTTTACTGACAGTGATCGTAAGGTTTTGTTCCGAAATCTGCGGGAGTTTGTGTTAGGACCAGGGCCGCACGGGTCTGAGTGCGATAAGAATACATGGAAAGACCTGCTTTCGTGGATGAAGTGCATGGGCAGAGAGTTGGGTGATTGCAATCATAGAGATTAGAACAGTCACTCGTAGGAGTACACATGGAACGACGATGCGAGCATCGCGATACCTGCCCGGAAGTCGAGGATAAGCGCATAGAGTACATAATCCTCGGATACTGCATTTCGGCAGCCGAACACGAATTGGATGCATGCAGCCCGTTCGATGAAGATGTAATCGATCAGGGAATACGGTGGTTCGAAATGCATCTGAGGAACAAAGATGCGGAACATTTCGGAGATTGCACGAAGGAGCCGAACACGTGCGCCAGATGCTTCAGCGAAATGGTGCACGAAATGGCGCGTAAGGCGATCGATATAGTCGGGGTGTAGCTCAGCTTGGCGAGAGCGCCTGCTTTGGGAGCAGGAGGCCGGAGGTTCGAATCCTCTCACCCCGACCATCGCGAAGGGATCACATGTGCAATGGCATGTGTTTGATAAGCGATGGCGAACGCTTCGACGATCGCGCGTCTGCTCCGGATGTCATCGTGAATGGCCCACCGGAACGCGAATGTGGTTCGTGCGTGGGCGACTTCGCTCCCGAAAAGGGCTCCATCGCCATGAGTATATTCACCTATGCCCTGTATGTCATGATTTCTCGCGGGGCTGGAGCGATAAGAAGATAGCGCAGTCGACGATTCATCTGCAGATTAGCTGTCGAAAGCCGTTCTGGCAGATCTGGAAAGATCGGTATCTCCGTGTGGAGGTACGACATGGGTTGGAGGTTTTGCACGCCGGTTTGGACCCGGCGTTTTTCTTAGCGAAGGCGGAGTGTCATGAAAAAGGTACTTCTTCTTAACGCGAACGGAGAGCCGTTATCCTTGATTCCGTGGACGCGTGCGCTCACGCTGGTACTCAAGCGGAAGGTGAATGTATTTGAGTACTTCGAAGGCGAGAGCGTACGGTCGGCGGAACAGGAATTCAGGCTACCTAGCGTCGTCGCGCTGATTCGGTACGTGATGATCCCTAATCGTCGATACATCGGGCTGAACAAGAAGAACGTTCTCGCCCGCGATGGTTACGAGTGTCAGTACTGTCGTTGTCATCTTACCGAAAGCTCGGCGACGGTGGATCACGTCATCCCGACGTGTCGTGGTGGTGAGCACGCATGGACGAATGTCGTAGCGTCGTGCAAGCCGTGCAACAACCGCAAGGATCGACGGACTCCGGAAGAAGCCCACATGACGCTGAAGCGGAGTCCGTGGGTTCCATCTCGTGTCATACTGATAAAGGAGCGAGTGGAAAGGATGGGTATTCCACAGTGGGCTCCGTACTTCGGAACCACTTAGCTGCAGTCTCCAACAGAAGAAGAAAGAAGCGAGAATCCGGCCTCTGGAAGAATTCGAAACGTAGCTTCAAGAAGCGGATAATGAAAGTCTTCCAGAGGTCGCCTGACCGCTTCTTTGTATCGTCCAAGATCAGAAGGATTATCCGTGCAAAGCCGGAACAGCTGGCCCAGGTCACGAACGATATTGTAGCGTTGGTGGGTGAGTTCAAGCTCGTACGCCGAGCTGATAGCAGCGGTGGCGGTTACGGGCTGGCTGCGCACTGGTTTCCTCTTGACGATTTCAAAGAATTCATCGTCCAGTATCTGGAGTCAGGGCGGAAGCTTGACGCGCATGAGTTCTGGCGGGTCATGTATAAACACTTTCCGCTTTTCACTTTTATGCGTGGCATTGAGTTCAACATCGCGCGTTTTATCGAAACGATGGCCATCAACGGGGAGATAAGCCGTACGAAAGATGTTCGCGGGGTGTGGTATTACCACTTATCCCCGGATCAGTTCTTCATGCGGCAGCTGGCGCGCTCGTCGTCTA